GTACAGGCGAGACTGTCTGACTCTTAAAGGCCTGACCTAAGCTAAAAGCCTCGAGACTAATCCCGAGGTAAAATACCTAGATCAACCCTTACAAAAGAGTTAGATTAGTCTCACGACGCGCTAGCGCCGCACTAAGAGGTCAGCTCTTAGATTAACGCACCACTCATTTTTCAATGATTGTGGCACGTTTATCGATGTTCGTGCATATAGTACACCCATCCAAAACACCTTACAGAGATGGGTACGCTCAATTTATGGAGTGAGCTCCTCCGCAGGAATTATGGCTCCTGCAACCCTGTACGGTATTAACCGACCGTACGCGGTGTAAATTGAAACACTAGGAGGACTCGTTGAGAGTGTACTCATAATAAATGGGCACACCCGTGAAGAAGAACAACGAGAAATCCTCTGCCACAGCATCAAACTGTTGGAAAAGTGTGAAATCAGTGAGAATGTTCGAGCCTTGACCAGCATAGGTCACATCAAGAGTCCTAACATTGTGTGAATTGCTTTGCAAATCTTGAGCGGAAATGGCTCTTGACGCCGCAAAACGGTCCGGACGATAATAAGGCAATTCAACTTCAAGAGTATCATTAATGCCTAAATTTGTCGCCGCAGATCCATTCCCTGACAAGTTATTCCACCTAGAAGACAAATACTTCTGGATTACTTGTCTCCCTGTAGCCGCAAGGATCTCAGAATTGAAGAAAGTTCCATTTCCCGTTCCATAATACTCATCCCTGGAAACCATGGGAGAGTACTCAATGGAATTCGAAGTGGAAAAATAGAACTTCTTCCGCATTCCACCGCGGTAACCAGCATACGCTGGCAAAAACCACGAATGGAAAGCAGTGGGTCCCACCGTCAAGGGTGTAACGCCATCCTGAGCAATATCAATTCCACTAGGATCATAACCCGTGTGATATGGTAGATTCTTGTTCCTCAGACCGTTAATGCGCACTGCGTCTACACTAGCTTTGGTTGGATACCAATAGCGAGTAAAACAATAGCGCTTGCATAATTCTCTGATGGAACACGGAGGATCACCGTAATACACTAGGTAAGTGGCATCTTCTTGATCTGATTTACTGGCAATCGTCACCATTTCAGACGGAGAAGTTGGTTTGTCAGACATAGTGGTGTCCCCAGTCTCAACATTGGGGCTTCCACTCTGCGAAGGCAAAGGCTCAGGCCACAAATGAAAGCCACTAAGGCTATCGTTGGTGGGCGCTGCCAACTTGAAATCGTCACAAGCAGAAACAAAAACATTGATACTGATAGGCGCGTCAATACTAGGACACACAAGATCATTGAGAACGACCAATTCCAAAATTCCATTTTCTTGGCCTTGATTGTTGAGTAACCTTGCAACACTGGAAAAATTTGAACCAGTGCTATAAGGCTGCCCACAATTCAACCATGGAACAGATTGGCCCCAACCAACCACAATTTCGAAATCGTCCGTTTCGGCGATATCGATCACTCTGGAATAGTTGGTATTGTAATCAATGCTTGATGTGAACTGGTTCGGATCCCACCTTGCCAAAATGCGACCTTTGTGAAAATCGCTTTTGACAATCTGGAATCGGAACTTGAGCGAACCTTGCCACTGCTCGAAAACACTGGCCATGTGAGCCAATGGAGTCATATGAATTTCTCC